AATCCCATAATTTGTCCATTGGCAAAAGACTGTACGAACATAAAGAACATTTGTTCCTTTCTCCTACCCATATCAAACAGCGAGGAGCCTGGGTCAAGCAGTCCGTGCGCTGGATGCCGATGGACAAGTGGGATGCGTGTGCCGCGACTGTGGATGCCAGAGCCTTGAAGGGGCGCGTCTGCTACGGCGGTCTCGACCTCTCGTCGACAACGGATGTCACGGCATTCGTGCTCGTATTTCCTCCGACGGATGAAGATGAGTCTTTTGCTGTGCTTCCGTATTTCTGGATTCCCGAGGAGAACATCGACCTGCGTGTGCGGCGCGATCACGTTCCGTATGCTGTATGGCAGAAGCAAGGCTTTCTGCAGACGACCGAGGGCAATGTCGTGCATTACGGCTTCATCGAAAAGTTCATTGAGAAACTTGGCGAGAAGTACAACATCCGCGAGATTGCCTTCGACCGATGGGGCGCGGTGCAAATGGTGCAGAACCTTGAGGGGATGGGCTTCACCGTCGTCCCTTTCGGGCAGGGATTCAAGGATATGAGTCCGCCGACGAAGGAACTGATGAAGCTGACGCTGGAAAAGAAAATAGCGCACGGCGGGCATCCCGTCCTGCGCTGGATGGCAGACAACATTTTTATTCGCACCGATCCTGCCGGAAACATCAAGGCGGACAAGGAAAAGTCCACGGAGCGGATCGACGGTGTAATTGCGCTCATCGTGGCGCTCGACCGTGCGATTCGTTGTGGGAACGATACGTCGGAATCGGTTTATGATAAACGGGGGATTTTGGTGTTTTAGATGGTTGAATTTGTACAAAGGGCAGATGAAACATGGGATGAAATGCCCCACGCACATACTCAAGTAGAATGGATCACTCATGAATCAAGCAGGGAAATGATTCCCCAATCAAAATCACTGGAGAACGAGAGATAGCGTCCGCTTTCGAGATGAAGTCGCATTTCCTTGATATAAGCAGGTAAATCGTACGGAAGATCAATCCCGCAAGATCCCGTAAAATCAAAGTCTGCCGTATCGAAGGTCTGCTCGTGTACCGTAATTCCTGTTATTTTTTCGCCTATCAAATGGGAAAATGGTTCTTGAAGATGACAACGAGCTAAATCTTCGACACTGCAGTAAAATTTTCTGGAATGCTGTTTTTTGATATGCGGACAGAACTTGATTCATTGAACGTGATTTCAAAATTTCCGTGTGTGGTTATCAGAACGATTGGATTATCAAACTCAAATGTCCATGAGTTTTTCTGTATGGAAGGAGGACCAAACATACAAGGATACTCTACAACAGCGATTTCTTGTATCACGGCATCAAACATTCCAATCAGCTTGACATATTCCTTCACATGGTTCGGCTGTTGGATTACAGGGGCTTGCCACTTATAGGGAGAAAATTCGTCTTTTGGTAAAGAAACCTTATCCTCTAGTCTTTGAATATTATTCTCCATAATGAACTTTTTTATTTGATCCATACAAGCACCCCTTGATTTTGAAATTTTCTAGGCTGCATCGTTGCTAATCGTATGCAATTCCCAAAAGCAAATACGCTCTAAATAGAGACGACCGCTTTTTCTGTTTCCTGATTTTGGAGAGGAGAATAACATATGAACCTATTCAGCAAACTCTTTCGTTCGCGAGACAAGCCCATGAATCACCTCGGTGGCTTGTCCTTTTTGTTCGGGCAGACGGCGGCGGGCAAGGCGGTCAATGAGCGGACGGCGATGCAAACGACGGCGGTCTATGCCTGTGTGCGCATACTCGCGGAATCCATCGCTTGTCTGCCGCTTGCCGTCTACCGTCGTTTGGAGAGCGGCAAGGAAATCGCATATGAGCATCCGCTGTATTTTCTGCTTCACGACGCGCCGAATGCTGAGATGACCTCTTTTATATTTCGCGAAACATTGATGAGTCACCTTCTTTTGTGGGGGAATGCCTACGCACAAATTTTGCGTGACGGCAGAGGGCATGTCCTTGGACTCTATCCGCTGCTCCCGGACAAGATGGAGGTCAGCCGCGACAGCCGCACAGGCGAAATCTATTACACATACACCAGAAGCACGGAGGAAAATCCGAACTTCAAAGACAAGGGGCAGATTCACCTACGACGCGAAGATGTGCTGCACATCCCGGGACTCGGCTTCGACGGTCTTGTCGGCTACTCGCCCATCGCTATGGCGAAGAACGCCATCGGCATCGCGCTTGCGACAGAGGAATACGGCGCGGCATTCTTCAAAAACGGTGCGCGTCCGGGCGGTGTCTTGGAGCATCCGGGCGTATTGAAAGACCCGTCAAAGCTGCGTGAGAGTTGGCACGCCGTTTACGGCGGCACGATGAACACGGGCAGAATCGCCGTGCTGGAAGAAGGCGTCAAGTATCAGCAGATTGCCATCCCGCCCGAAGAAACGCAGTTCCTTGAGACGAGGAAGTTCCAGATCGACGAGATCGCGCGGCTCTATCGCGTGCCGCCGCATATGATCGGCGACTTGGAGAAATCGAGCTTCAACAACATCGAGCAGCAATCTTTGGAGTTCGTCAAATACACCTTGAATCCGTGGGTCGTGCGCTGGGAGCAGTCGCTGCAGAAAGCTCTGCTTACGGATAAGGAGCGAGAGGAATATTTCATTCGCTTCAAGGTGGACGGGCTTTTGCGCGGAGACTATAAGAGTCGCATGGAGGGATATGCCATCGGCAGACAGAATGGCTGGCTCTCGGCGAACGACATCCGAAGTCTTGAGGACATGAATCCAATTGAGGGTGACGAAGGAGGCGACCTCTATCTCATCAACGGCAGCATGACGAAGCTCAAGGATGCGGGGCTGTTCGCAAATAAACAGCAATGGGAGGAAAACGATGAAACGTAAATTTTGGAACTGAGTACGAAACGAGGGGGAGAAGCGAACGCTGCTTCTCGACGGCGAGATTTCGGATGAGACATGGTTCGGCGATGAAGTCACGCCTGCTATCTTCCGCGAGGAGCTTCATGCGGTAGAGGGAGATGTCGTTCTCTGGATCAACTCGCCCGGCGGCGACTGCTTTGCGGCGGCGCAGATTTACAACATGCTGATGGACTATCCGGGCAGTGTCACGGTCAAGATTGACGGACTTGCGGCATCGGCTGCATCCGTCATCGCGATGGCAGGTTCGACCGTTGAAATATCTCCCGTGGGCATGGTGATGATCCACAATCCTATGACCGTTTCCATCGGCGATGTGCAGGAGATGGAACGCGCCATCGCACTGCTTGCCGAGGTCAAGGAGAGCATCATCAATGCCTACGAAATCAAGACGGGAATGTCGCGTGCGAAGATTTCACGGCTGATGGATGCTGAGACGTGGATGAATGCGAAGAAGGCGGTGGAGCTGGGTTTTGCCGATGCCGTTTTCAATGGAGAGAAGAATCGCCCGACAAGCGATGAGGCGGATGGCCTGATCTTCTCTCGCGCCGCCGTCACCAACTCGCTGTTCTCGAAATTCGGGCAGGGCAGGCAACTGAACAAAGTCGATGCGGAGTCGCTGAAAAAGCGGCTCTTTTCTATTGCACACTGAGGGGGAAAATAACATGGATAAGATTTTAGCGATGCGTGAAAAGCGTGCGGCTCTCTGGGAGCAGGCGAAGGCGTTCTTGGATGAACACACGCAGGAAGGAAGTCTCTCGGCGGAGGATGCCAAGGCGTATGAGCAGATGGAAAACGAGGTTCTCGCGCTCGGCAAGGACATCGAGCGCATGGAGCGCCAGGCGATTCTTGATGCTGAAATGGCAAAACCGACGGCGGCGGCAATCACCAATATGCCGGGTGCGTCGCTTGGAAAAGACAAACAGGGCAGGGCGAGCGATACCTACCGCGCCGCAATGCTCAAGGCGCTGCGCACGAACTTCCGCCAAGTCGAGAATGTGCTACAGGAAGGCACGGATGCAAGCGGCGGTTATCTCGTGCCGGAGGAATACGACAAGCGTCTCATTGACGTACTCAGCGAGGAGAACGTCCTGCGTTCTCTTGCGACGACGATCACGACGAGCGGAGAGCACAAGATCAACATCGCGGCCACGAAGCCAGCCGCATCGTGGATTGAGGAAGGCGCACCGCTCACCTTCGGCGATGCGACCTTCGATCAGATCGTCCTCGACGCGCACAAGCTCCACGTTGCCGTCAAGGTCACGGAAGAGCTGCTCTATGATAATGCCTTCAAACTCGAAAGCTACCTCATCGAGCAGTTCGGCAAGGCTCTCGGCAATGCCGAAGAGGATGCCTTCCTCAATGGCGACGGCGTGCACAAGCCGAAGGGGCTTCTTGCCACGGGGCAGACTTCCCTCACCACAGCGGCGGCAGACATCAAGGCGGACGAGCTTCTTTCCTTCGTCTATACGCTGAAACGCCCTTACCGCAAGAATGCGGCGTTCCTCGTCAACGATCAGACGCTTGCAAGTATCCGCAAGCTCAAGGACAACAACGGAGCCTATCTGTGGCAGCCCTCGTACCAGATGGGCGAACCCGACCGTCTGCTCGGCTATCCCGTCCACACATCGGCATATATGCCGACAGCTGCGGCAGGGAAGATCGCACTTGCTTTCGGCGACTACGCCTACTACAACATCGGCGATCGCGGCACGCGCTCTTTGCAGGAACTCAAGGAGCTTTTTGCAGGGAACGGCATGGTGGCCTACCTTATGAAGGAGCGTGTCGACGGCAAGCTCGTTCTGGCAGAAGCCGTGCAGCTGCTGAAGATCAAGGGATAAGGAACGGCATAAAGGAAAAGGGGGGCGAGCGTTCTGCTCACTCCCCGCTTCCAGTTATGTCGCTATGATTCTTAAGCCGTTCGTGTGCCGCTTTGTAAACGGCTTCATCTGTGCGTAGACCTACAACAATGATGATCATCTTCTCTTTTTGGCGAAAGAGTTTGTAGACGATGCGTAGACCGCTTTTCTTCAATTTGATTTTCAAAAGTCCGGCGAGGATTGTTTCCCTGTGATTCCCCAAAGGTTTTCCGTAGCCGCCTTCCGTGTAAGGGAGCGGATTTTGTGAAACCTTTTGGATAGCCTTCGCTGCCTGTTGTTTTTGGCTTCCGTCCAGCTAGCTGAAATCTTTCTGTGTTTCGGGGAGAAATCGAACCTCGTAACTCATAAAATCTCCACATCATCAACAGATGTTGAGAGGTTGATTTTTTCTTTTGCGCAGATTTCCTCAAAGGAAACTGTGCTGCTCGTTTCGGGATCAAAATTCCGCAGACGTTCGTGAGCAACAGCCAAGAGTTCCGCATTCTCGATGCGTTCCATGAGGTCGTTGTATCTTTGGGGCGATAGGAGGACGCATTCCGCCTCGTTGTTCTTCATGACAACCGTCATGCCGCTTTGCTTAACGGAAGAAAAAATTTGTCCAGCTTTTCCGCGATTGAACGCTGTAATGGGTACTGTGTGATTGAGTGGCATAGTGATGTTCATAATATCCCGCCTTTCTTTCTTATAAGAATAGCACAGTACGGCATATTTGACAACGAATATATAGACCTTTTGTGAGGAGGTATGTTTATGCTTGTATCGCTCGAAGAAATCAAGGGCTACCTGCGCATCGACTCGGATGCCGAAGATAGCCTGCTCACCTCCTTTGCCGATACGGCGGAGCAGCTTTCGCTGGCGATTCTTCGTGCTAAGTCGTGGAAGGAAGTCAAGAAGCAGGAAGCGGCGCGGACAGCGGTTCTCTATGCCGTTGCGTATCTCTACGAGCATCGCGAAGAGGCTGACCATCGAAAGCTCGCTTTGACGCTTCGAGCATTGCTTTTCGGCGAGCGAAAGGAGAGTTTCTAGTGTACGTCAACATTGGCGAACTGCGCCATCGCATTGTGGTGCTGCGCCCGCGAGATGCGCCCGATGAAGCGGGCAATCTCGTCGAGCAGAGCCGCGAGAGGTACTGCACCTGTTGGGCGAAGATACTGCCGTTCGCAGCGAAAATCTCGGACGGGTATGCCGAGCAGGTCAAGGAGGTCGAGTATCGCGTGGTCGTTCGCTATCGGGAAGACATCCGAGATACGGATTTCATCCAGTGGAGTGGAAAGATGCTTCAAATCAAAGCGCCGCCCTACGGCATGGACGGTAGGAAGCGATGGCTTGTCATCGAGTGCAGGGAGTTGGTGGAAGATGAGCCGTGACTATATTTCTACACGTGAACTTTTGAACCGCATGGGCAAGGGCGCGATGGATGCGGCAAAAAGAGCCTTGGCAGAAGGAGCGGAAGCCGTCAAGACGGAGGCGAAAAGCCGCTGTCCCGTCTATCGGGGGCATGACAAGCGCGTCGTGCCGGGGGCGCTTCGAGATTCCATTCACTGCGTCAAGCGCGGGGGAGGTACGTCGTGGCGCATCGTGGCGGATGCCAAAGCACAGGACGGCACCGCTTACGGCAAGCTCGTCGAGTTCAGCCCGAAGATCAACCAGCCGTTTCTCTATCCCGCGCTTGATGCCGAGCGGGACGCCATCAAGAAGAACATCGTCGAAGCCGTCAAGGCGGCATTGCGGAGGGAAGGAAAATGAGCATAGCCAGCAAGGTCTACCAGGCATTGGCGGCATCGAAGCCGCTTTGTCGCCTCCTGCACAAAGACCGCGGGGGATGCGGCATCTACCATGGGTGAAGCCCCGATGCAGGGAGTTATCCCATTCTCGTGTATTCTGTTATCTCCGACGTTCCCGCGCTGTCGGCGGACGGCATGGAGATGGAGCGGCGCGTGACTGTTCGTCTGCACATTCTCACGAAGGACG